TAATTCTCAATGACGAGTCAGAAAAATATGGCTGATCATCGTCAACACCGCTGACATTTTTTAATAACGTATGTTCAAAGTCATCGCCTATCTTCTCAATATAAAATTTATCCCCACCATCTATTGCAATAATGTTTTCTGCAAATTGAGTTAAAACATCAGACTCGTTAAAATCTTCACCAACCCTTAACCCCGCCACTTCTAAATCTACATCCCAAACTCCTGCGTGGTTACAATCATCTAATATGTATAGCCACAAAAGTTTGTATTTACAACAGAGAGTTTTGAAAAATCTCTTTTTCCATTTCTCTGTATCGGTCATTCTTTTTGCCATATTGTTTATTGTTTAGTTTATTAAAATGGTAAATCTTCCTCTTTTTCTACTTTACTTACAGAAACCTTTTCGTTATCTTTTTCTTTTGGCTCGTAAGTATTTTCGTAAGCATAATGGGTAGCACCTTTTTCAGATGGCTCTCTTCTCTCTGCGATAACTAAAGAAACCCAACCCCTTTTCTCCATTTTCTTTAAGTCTTCTAATTTAAAATTTGCATTAAAAAAATCTCCATACTGTCCGCTAATTTTTTTAATACTACTTGCTACATAGTTTTTTTCTTTTTTTTCTGCCATTTTTTTATTATTTATTGGTTATTAATTTGTTGATTCTTTTCTTTTTTAAAAGTAACTCATCTATCTTTTTCTGTATAGCTTGTTTTTGTTCTTCTAAATAGCCCACTCTTTCTTTGATCTCTTTATCGCTAATTCTCTCTAACATAACATTTTTTATAGCTTGGTACATTTCTTTTTCTTCTGGGTATAATTCCATATAGATGTCCTGTACTTTAAGGTTGTGTATAACAGTTGCGTGATTCTTGTTAGTAAGCAATCCAATGTCTTCTAATGTGTATAAGAATATGTATCTCATAACATAAAAATAATGTCTTCTTGCTCTAACTACATTTCCTGCTCTACTTCTACTTGTTATCTGTCGCCAACTCACACCAAAATATTGTTTTAATAAATTTTTTAGATTTTCGTGCCTTGACTCGGTAATATTAATACCATTAATAACTTTGTTTAAATTGTTTTGGTTTTTAATTCTTTCCCTTTCTCTCATTGCTGACTATCTTTTAAGTCATATTCAATTAAATCAACAACTTCTTTAGTTGTTAGGTTAGCATATTCAGCAATTTTTGCGATATGGCTGTACCTTAATTTTGTAGGATCAGCAATATACCTATCAGATGTAATTTCGCATACATTTAACACTCTACCAAACTTTGCTTTTGATATTCCGTTAATTCTTAAAAAGGCTTCTAATTCTGTCCTTGAAGCGTTAATTCTTTGTACTCTTTGTTCTATTGTTCTTGCCATAGTAATTTAATTTTAGTTAATATAATTTGGTCTTGTTATTGCTTTTTTTAATTTTTTTACAGAAACTCTAAAAACTTTTTCTTTGTTATTCAATCTTTGCATTTCCCCCTTACCAAATAAAAACATAATATCATCTTCTACTATTTGCCCTAACAGCTTATTATATGCCCATACATTATACACAAATGCTTGTGAATGATGCTTGTATATCTTAACTGTTAAATACTCCATCTCTAAACATTTTTCTGTATTGGTCTTGGGGGTCTTGCGGATTGTCATTTTCTTTTAGTTTTTTTATTAGTTCTTCTGCTTCTTCGTAAGATAATTGTTCTGGGTTACCTTGCCACGAATAACTACTTGTTTTTTGTAAGCTCTCAATGGTTGAGATGTGCCATATAGTTGATTCGTTAGCATTACCATTAGTAATCCAATCAATCCAATTATCATACTCATCATTATTCATCTATTATTTCATCTTGTCCAAACACTCCTTGCTCATAGAATCCTGCAATCTTTAATACTACTCTACTCATTGCTCTCTTTTCTGCCATAGCAACAGGAAACTTCTTTCCGCCACCCATTAAATTATTATCAGACGCTTCTCCAAAACTCATCATATTTCTCTGCTCATTCTTTCCTGTCTTCATATTTGCAACTGCTTTCATAACTACCCAATCTTTCTCCATTCTAACGGGCTCATAGGCTATTGTAATGTTTTTCTTATTTACAATCTTATCTATACCTGTTCTTGTGATGATAACAAAACCACGCTTATCTTTGTAAACATCTTCTTTAACTAAACCATTCTCCAAGAATAGTCTTTTTAAAGTTTCTTGTTTTGTTTCTTTTGGTGTTTCCACGCTTTCGTTTTTTACTTTTTTCATTTTATAATAATTTTGGTTAGTAATTTCTTCTATTGATGCTTGTTCGTGCATACGCATTTGCATAAATTGTTCTTTGCTTTTACCCATAGTGATTATTTTATTGTTTCCTGTTTAGTTGAAATGAGTTGCAATAATACAAAAAAAAACCAAACCACCAAACATTTTAATAGTTTTTTTTATTTTTAACTGTATATTTTATAGGTTTTACCCATATATTTACCCTTATCTTTATCTTTGTTTTTATCCTTGTCTTTATCTATAAGGGTAATAAATACCCTATGGATAGGGTATGGATAGGGTATGTTAAAAGTAGTGTGTAAGTCTAGCGACCTGTCCACTTTTAAAGCAATGTAAAAATCCTTCTGTTGCTTTTTGTGTTGAAGTAAATCCTTTTCTGCTATGCCAACTGTCTGGTGAAGACGGGCTTCTTAAATATTCAACAACAACTCCATTGTAATCTTTCGCCTCTTGCCATTTCCATTTTATTTTGTGATGCAAATGATGAACATAAAAATATCTATATTTTGTTTCAGCCCATAATTTTGGTGATTCTTGTGCCATAAGTAATGGTAATTGGTCAAATTTAGCACCATCCCCGTGTTCAGTTCCTATTAAACTCGCACCATATCTATAGTATTTTCTGTGGGCAACACTTATATCAAAAGTAACATCTTCTGCATTTCTAAACCAACTCTTTAATGCGTGGGCTAAATGAAATCCACTTTGGTAATCGTGGTTACTCATAGAATGAACTACATCTACAGGGGCTATCTGCCTTAACCTTTCAACACATTGCACATACAATTTGAGTGCAATCTCAAAATGTTCCCACCACTTACCATCTGATTCTACATAAGTGCCTTTCGTGGTAGTTGAATATACATTATCTATGTGCAGCACATCATTCCCAATGTCAAATTTAACACGATTTATCTCAAAACCACTTGCTTTATCAATTAATCCCTCTAACCCCTCTAATACACGATTTACAGCAGTTTCACAATCATATCTATCTCCTGTTTCTAATTCATTTGCATACTTACCTATATGAATATCTGCGGGATTAAAAATAAACAAGTGTGGATCTTTTTTCTTTTTGTATTCTATTTTTTTGTATTCTGGTGAGTATGTTTCTATAAATTCACCTATCTTCTTAAACACTTTACCCTCATCTAAACCACAATCTTCTTTAGTTACCACGCTAAATCTGTATTCACCATTAGCTGATTGCCAATGTTTTACAGATACAACATCTTTCTTTTTAATACCCCTTTCTTTTAAGTGTAAGTTAAGTGCAGTATTATCATTTATGTTATCTACTACTGAAGCTCTGTGTTTATAAATTAACTCAACCTCATCTGGTGATAACCTAATTCTTTTACCATATTCTTTATTTCTCATTTGTTATTTTTTTGACAAAAATATAAAAAAATGATAGGGGTTTTTATAAAAAGAGGGGCAGTTATAAACCGACCCCTCTTAAAAACTAAACAATGAAACAATCAGCCAGAATTGACCGAAAGAACTGCAAATATAATAATTTATTTAAGTTAAACAAATTATTTAGCAGGTTTCTCAAATGCACTAAAACATAAGGGTAAAACAGCCAAACCGACCAATATAAGAGAATTAGTATCAATACCATTTTTCTCAATATACATACTTGCAGTAACAACAATTACCCCGCTAATAGTTCTTTTAGAACTCCACTTACCCTTACTATCGGTAAAGAGCTCTTTAACAGCTTTTAATAGTTCTGTTACAGGTTTAATACCCCCAGAAACTATTGCTTTTCCTAACCATTTCTTCAACATAATTATTTTTTTATGTCAGCGATTCCCTGCCCCAATATAAGAACAAGTATAGCGTGATAAACTTTTTCTACTTCGCCTTCAGAAAGTCCTAACTTTACTGCTGCGAAAGGCACAAAAATAGCACCTATAGTGTACCAGAATTTTTTTGAATTAAACATCTTTTTTAACATTTCCATAATTTATTATTTATTTTTGGTTATTATCTATTTTTAATTACAACTTCTAAATCATCAAACTCTTGCAAGTCATACATAAAAGAGTAAAAAGCCTTTCTGCTATTACCTACAAAATTTAATGCTCTTGTGCTTCCTAACAAGACACACCCTTGTGTTGACTTTGGGTAATTTCCGATATGTATAAGGATTTTTGATCTGTTAGGTACGTCAAGTATTTCTATGTGTTGATATTTGTATTTACCACTTTCATCCCCACTTCTTTTTCTTGCATTATAAACTCCTTTAGGAACGCAAGATACATTTTTTTTGTTATCTTTCCAAGCTAATTCTAAAGTATGTCCATAAAACTCTCCGTTTAGGTAGAGTTTACCTAAAGTAGATTTTTCAGTAAATTCATCTCTAATTATTAAGATATTGGCTTTCATTGTTTGTTTATTTTGAATCTTCAAGGCTTTTAATAACCTCATCAAAATAACTTTCAAACACATTCTTAATTTCTTTTTCTTTATCTATCTGCTCTAACTTTTTTATAGCCCAATTAATACCTTCATCACCACCCCAACAATCCCAAGCAATACCCCCACAACCTTCTTCATAAGGAACATCTTTGTGTTTCTGATGTCTTTTGAATGAAGCCATACGGGCTATAGTTTTCCTTGAAAGTTTTTCTCTGTTCTTCAGTTGGTTGGCTCTGGCAAATCCTACAGAAGTTAGGCAATCATTTGGATTATCGTTTTTATCTAACCATTTTAATGCTCTTGCAGCATTATCTGAAGCTGCTTGTGGGTAATCATCATAAGTTTCTTCTGCGTAATAATCTTTATTAGATTCTTCACATTGAGATTTTGTAGAGTATTGGCATTTACCATTCTCTCCAAATTTCCATAATCCATTTTTACATTCGTAACAAGGCATATCTTAATTTTTTATCTTCCCTGACCTCTATATTTTTTCTTGTACCCATTCTGACCTTTTGAAGCATTTTTAGAGTGTACTCCCTTTCTTTTCTTACGAGAATTACCCCTATAAACAAACGCTTTTACTCTTGCCATACTAAATTATTATGCTGCTATTATAGTATATTCTATATCACAAGCTGCACTATTTGCGTTCCCAGATATTTTAGTTATATCTGCAAATGCACCAAATGATGTGCTTGATGCAATAGCATCCATCTCATTGTCCATTAACATAAAACTCTCTCCCGCTTTTAGTTTAATCCAATAAGTATCTCCTGCTGTTACCTGCAAAGTAACAAAATTAGTATCATCTAAATTTGTAATTCTAAAATAAGCAAAATCATTTTTTATACCTGTTCCCGCACTATCTGCTGTGCTAAAATTGAATATATCTGTGTATGAATCACCACCCGCAGCTATACTCATAATTCTTTGGTCAACCACTCCTTTAGAGCTAAATGTTTTGTTTACAGAATTACCATACTGAACACCATTAAGCGTTATGCTCTCTGTAATAGTTACTGTTAAATCTGTTGCTGTTACTGTTGTTGCCATCTTTATTATTTCTTTTTTAATTTAAAAAACTTGTAAATTGTGAAAATTATTGCTAATGAAGTTGATATTAAAAGAAGTATATCGTTGCATTACTCCCCCATTTGCAATTATAACTTCTGTTGTATCTTTCATATTGTTTTTCATTTTTTTTAATTTGTATATCCTACTTCTACTGTTACATTAAAATACACTATCTTGCTTACTGCCCCTGTTTTTATCATAGGGAAAACAATATCAGAAGCACTTACACTTGACGTACTAAATGTGGTTTCGTTAATGACAAGCATATTATCGTTTCCTGCACCCGTTATAGTAACTTCATCTATTAATGTTGGGGTTAAAGCCCCTGAATCATCTGCTACAGGCGTGATCCTACATACCGCTAAAGTTGCTGTATTAGAATTACAAGTAATCCACCCTCTTATTTTTAATATTGTGCAATCATCTGGGGCTACCCAACCTGCTGTCCTAAATATATCGCTAACATCAAAAGTTGCACTCCCAACAGTTGCGTTTCCATAGTCAGTGTTTAATTCAAAAGGGGCTTGTCCATCTGTTAGAAATTGCCTGTATTCATAAGTAGATCCATTACCTGTTGTATATCCCTGCATAGTAAATACATTAGTTTTAATAACACTTTTTGCTACCCAAGACAAATTACCACTATCATCTTTTGATAACAAAGTATCATTAGAAGCAATAGAAAAATCTTTTGGATTATGAAGATTTGTGTTACTTAAATTTTTATGTTCGTTTGAAGCCATATTATTTTAAATTTTAACAATCATCACACATACAAAAATGTCGCCAACTATCGTATGTTGTTTGGTTTGAGTAAATACTATCATAAAAGATAATTCCGTGATTTTTATATGCTATTGAAGCATTTGGTCTGTTGGTTTCGTATGTAGGATAATTGCCTGTTTGATCATCATCATTCAAAAACTTTATCATATCGTGCAAAAAAACCTCTGCTTTTCTGTAAGTATCTTGCTTATAATCATCTAATTGGTTAGGGTCAATAACATCAGCAAAATCATCAATATTAGTCACAACACCTGCACTTGTTGAGTTATACTGTATTTCGTTAATTACCTCAAACCTAACAAACCAACTCAAACAAGGTACTAAAAAATCATCCATTAATGCTTGGTTAGCAACAGTTAGAGTACCATTGTTATGTTGAGTTTTTAACTCTTCGTAAAACTCTTTACCTATAACAGATTTTAAGTGTGCTAATTCTGATAAAACAATAGTGTTATTTGATATTAAAGCGGTATCTGTATTAGCATTTGTAAAGCTATTGCTAATTACTTCTTCTGCTGTTGCTAAAGGGATATATTGTCTTACATTTGCCATTATATTTTATTTTTATTGTTCTACTGTTACCTCTTTAGTTTCGTCAATCTCCCCATC